GTGTTTTGTTTTTGCTTTGTGACCTTCTTTTGCTTTTTGTGTTTTGTTTTGTGTTTTGTTTTGCAGCTTTGTTGTTCTCTTGTTCTGTCGTTGCTTTTGTTGTTCTTGCTTTTGTTCTGTTTTGTTTTTGTGTTTTGTTTTTGTGTCCAAAGAAGAAAGAAACGCCGCGGCAGGCGTTGGCGTTGGCGGTTGGGATTCGGCCTTGGTGCTGGTCCTGCTTCGTGTCGTTCTGTTCTGTTCTGTTGCTTTGGTTGTTATTGCTTCGTGGGCCGCTGCGCCTCGTGCGCTTCCTGGTCCTGCTGCTGCGCTTCGTTGTTGGCTGCTTTGGTTGTTGTTGCTTCGTTGCTTCGCACGATCGTGGACCGAGCTTGTCGCTTTGCTGCTTCGCTGTCTGGTCCTGGTCCTGCTGCTGGTCCTGCTTCGTGTCGTTCTGTTCTGTTCTGTTGCTTTGGTTGTTATTGCTTCGTGTCGTTCTGCGCTTCGGTTGTTTTTTGGTCCAACTAAAAAGCCCGCCAGGTTCTGGTCCTGGCGGGTTGTTTTTGGTTGCGGTTGGCGTTGGCTACTCGTCTGGGTTGCGGCCTTCGTAGGCGCAGTTCTCCAGCGTGTAAATAATCGCGCCGACCAGGTCCCGGGCTTCCTGTTCTTCTTCCTCGGTCCCGGCGTCCCGGGCCGCTTCTGCGGCCTGGATCATCTTCTCGTAAAGTTCGGCGCGGGTGTTTTTACAAAGGTTGCGAATCTGGTCCATCTTATGCTTCCTCCGCTTCGTTGGCGCGCTTGCGGATGTCGGCTGCGCTGGCTTCCAAATCCTCGAGCAGCTCCGCGCGCTCCGTGTTGTAATCCTCGGCGATCTGCGTAATCTCGGCCAATGCTTGCGCGAATGATTTTGCGGTGGCGGCGTCCTGGGCCCCGCAGGCGCACCAGTTTACTCCGGCCTTCTCTGGGCTTTCGTCGCTCCAGCCTTGATAGACCGTCGTCAGCTCGATTCCGCTTCTGTCTCCGGTGGTTCTTTCGAGGACCCTTTGTGCGTGGCGCTGGGCGCGGAATAATCGCGTTCGGAGGTAATCTTTAGCGGTGGCGTTCTTCTTCGCTATCAATTCTTCTGCTTCTTTTGTTGTCATTTTGTTGCCTTTCGTTTACTTTTGTTATTATCATTGTCTCTCTTTTTGTCTTGTTTATCAAGTGCTTTTTTGGACTTTTTTTGTGTTTTTTGGGTGTGGAAATGTGGAAAACTTTTGTGTAAAACTCCGCACCTCTGTTTTTGCTCCAATTAAAAAGGGCCGCCTGTTTTGGCGGTCCTTTCTGCTTGTGTTCTTCTCAAAATGGAACCTCTGCGATCAGTAGGTCCTCGCGGTTGCCGGCTTCTTCCCATGCTTCGTGGACCAACTCGCGCCAGCGGCCGTTCTCAAATAGGAAGATGTACTCTGCGTCCGTGACGCTTCCTTGCTCGATGAGTTCTTCCTCGCTTCCGGCTTCTTCCGGCTTGGTGACTTCCCATGGCTCGCCGCGGTCGCGGTGGTATGCGACTGTGACGCCTTCCGCTGGCTTCTCCCAACTGTGCGCCTGGCCCGGCTCCGGTGCCGGCTTCGCTTCCAGGTAGCTCAAATCTCCGAGCGCTATCAATCCTTCCGCTGCTTCCTGGCTATTGTAATGTTCTTCTAAAATCTCGCCGTTATTGTATCCGTCGTAATGGCAGTAAACGCTGCGGATCTTTCCGTCCTTCGTTTTGACTGCGATTCTGCTTCGTGTTGACATTTTGTTCCTTTCGTTATTTTGCTTGGTGCGCCGGGCTTTGCCGGCCGGCGCTTCCGGCTTTTGTGGTTGTCTATAAAATGCTAAGCGGATAAATCTCCGCCTCGTCGCAGCGGTCGAGGATCTTCTCGGTTGCGTTGGCGATCTTGTCGCGGGCTTCCGTGTCAAAGCCGCCGACCTGATCTTCGAGCCATTCTGCTGCGGCGTCTGCTGCGGCGGCTCTGGTGATCGTGTCGTCCTGCATGGCTTCGATGGCGATGTCGATAAGGTCTCCGAATGTCGTGCCTGCTGGTATCTCCATGGCCTGTTCTGCGATGTCGTCGACCAGCATGTAATCGCGGACCTTGACCTTGGCGGCCGCGCTGAGCGCCTGCTCCGTCTCCGTTCTTTTTACTTCTCTCTGCGCTACTTCCGCTTCGTGTTCGGCGCGGGCTGCGGCGTTCGTGGCGTCCTGGTAAGCGTCCCAGGCTTTTGCGGTTGCGTCGCTTTCTTCTCCGGCTCCCCATTCTTGTTCGTATTCTGCTGCGGCTTTCTTTGCGTCGGCTTCCGCGCGGAGTTGCTTTGCTTTTGCGGCGGCCTTCTTTGCGTCGATTCTTGCGTCTGCTAGTGATGTCATTTTTTTGCCTTTCGTTTACTTTTGTTATTGTTATTATGCGCCTTCTGTTCTTGTTTTGCAAGTGTTTTTTTGGACTTTTTTTGTGTTTTTTGCGGGCCTGGGCCTGTGTAAAACTCGACCCCTGTTGGCCCAGATAATGTGCGACATTGGCTTTTTGGCGCCTGGGCCGGTTGTTTACTCAACTTTTGCGGCGTTTTGCGTGTTCGGTTTTTGTTCGGTTATTTTGGGGCTTGCGTTTTGGCGCGTTTTATGGAAACACTTGAAGTGAGGTGGTGGGCTTCCGGCTTGCCGGTTGCGCTTCCGCCTTGTGGATCCTGGCGGCTTCGGCTTTCGGGCCGCGCTTCGGACCGCCGCCGGGCTTCCGGTTGACTTTTTGGGCGCTTTTTGGGCCGGCCGGGCGTGGCTTTTTGCTACACTATTTTTGCCGCGACCTGTCAACTCGCCCAGCACCTTTTTGGCACCTTATCAATTAAGCGAATTTTTTCTCCCGGGCCGGCTCTTTTTGCGTGGATCGGCATCGGCTCGGCTAAATTTAAGCACGCGCGCGCGAAAGTGGCGCGAAATAGTAGGCGCGCTAAATTTTTGGCAGCGAAGGCGCAGAAAATCTGGCGGCCAGCTGCGATTTTTATGCTAATATCTACACATGGAAGGTTACTCAAGCGGTGACGAGGACGGGTTGCTAACTCGTTAGGTGGGCGAAAGCCTGCGCGGAGGTTCGAATCCTCCACCTTCCGCCACTATGCCTAGTAGCTCAATGGTAGAGCTGTCGTCTTATACACGACTGACAATGGTTCGATTCCATTCTAGGCGACCATTAAGCGGTGAGCAGACTCGGTAGTCTGGGCTGTTTCATAAGCAGCACGTAGTCGGTTCGACTCCGACCTCCGCCACCACATGTCGAGGATAGCTCCAATTTGGAAATATGGGCGCACTCCGGTCGCTCCGGGTACAAGTGAAGAAAGCAGGTTCGAATCCTTGCCCTCGGCTCCCACGGACATGCCACGCGTATGATCCGCTATAGAGACGTCCCCTGGACGCCTTCTTTTTTGCATTAAAAATCCCCACCAGAAGGTTTTTCGAATTTCTGATGGGGGGGGTAGAAAATTTCCGAGACCCCGGGGGTATAAATTTTTTGACCCGGGGGGTTATATTTTGTGTTCGAGGTGGGGGGGTTATTTTTCGTCCCGCTTCTTTGCGAGTTCGCGCAGGTAGTCTGGGTCTATCTTACCTTCGTCTGCCATCTCATGATGTCTTTTACAAAGGCACACGAGGTTGTCATCATCTAGGCCAAGCTCGGGGGCTTCGGTTAGTTTCTCGATGTGGTGTACTTCCAGACCTTCCGTGGTCAGGTCGCCTTCGTCGCGGCAGACGGCACACAGCCAGTTGCTGCGCTCTCGAATGTCTTTCGACTTTTCGGTCCATTTATTTGTGGATCTGAAGCGCTGGTCTTCGCCTTTAGGCCGGGGCATGTACCCGGCCTTGCATTTGTAGTTCGCGTCGTGGATTTTTCCACACCTGCTGCAGCTTTTCCACATGCTATTTCTTAATGATCAAGCGTTGGCCTGGGAAGATGAGGTTCGGGTTCTTGATCCCGTTATCCTTCGCTATCTTTTCGACTGTTGTTTTATATCGTTGGGCGATTGCGCTTAATGTATCCCCACGGCGGACGGCGTAGCTTATCGATGTGTTTGGTTTAACTCCTAGCTTTTTATTCACGATGTTTTGCACCTCCTGGTAGTTGTATCCCGCTGCTTGCAGGCGGTTGATGCGATCTTGACCATTACCCCATTTACCTGCGATTACTTCGTCGGCGATTTGCTCGTTGGTTTTCTTGGCCGGGGTTGGCGTTGGTTGCGGCTCTGGCGTTGCGGAGCTACCTGGGTTCGCGTATTTCTTCCACGCTTCGCGATCCATGTATGCGATGTCACGATCAAGTGTACCAGCGCTCGAAGTGTACTGCCATATGGCCCAGGTCTTCCATGCACCGGTCTTATATGGCATATCATTCACGCCTGGTTCCGGTGGATTCTTCACGTTGTATTTGCCCGGGTACCCGGCGATCCATAGACCGCATTGTTTAGCGGTTTTCGACCAGTTGAAGTCATTGACTTTGCTGGCGCTCATGTAAACTACCGGCCAGACGCCAGTCAATTCGTGGACCTTCGAGCAGAATGTATATGCCCAGTAATCCGTGTACGGAACCATCTCGTAATCAAGCGCGAGCAATGCTTCGCCGATGTATCCTTTGATATTCTTTACGAAGAACTCAGCTTCCGCTTCTGGCTTGTTTTTATCTGGGCGGGCGAAGTGATACACGCCGAGCAGTTTACCCTGCGCTTTGGCGCGTTGGTAGTGCTTATCGCAGTTCGGGTCAACGTACCCGACACCCTCGGTTGCTTTACAAATAATAAAATCTGCGGCTAGGTCGCCGGTTCCGACGCTCTGCCATTTGCTTATATCTATTCCTCTTAACATTCCCGCTTCCTCCTATTCGCTATCTGCGCCGTGTGCTGGCGTTGCATTTTCGAATACGTCATCATTCTGATTGTTTTCCATTTGAAACCTCCTATTGCTCAGTTAAGTTTTTAACGCCACTGAACAGTCCACATGCGCTTAATCCAAGCGCCACACCGACCACGATTCCTTCAACTGGTGAGAAGTGTAGGTGGGCGGTATAGACGACTAGACCAATGATCAAACCCAGCGCCAAGTCCACCAGTGGGATGTATTTATGATCCAGTCCGAGTCTCTTGATGACTTCGGCGATTCCCATAATAATGCCGACTTGCACGACTGGGGTTAGTAGGGTTGTTATTAGTTCATTTGCTGCATCCATTATTTGCCTCCTTACTTTTGATTATATCATCTTTTATTCTTCCCATTTTTGTTGTATAATTACGGAGTAGGGTAGTTCATGTCCTACATAGCCTTTCGTGGAGCCGTTTTTGTCATTTACGGCTCCTTTTTTTATTTGGGCATTAAAAAGACCACGTTGCGGGCCGTGGTCCTTTTTTGGGCGCACTATGCACATTTTGCCATGGCTAGAGGCCGTACCCTACCGTCTTCACGTATTCTTCTAGTTCTTCTATTGGTTTTGCGTTGAAGAAATCAACTGCAGCGCGGCATCTGCTGGCGTACCATTGCGTCGCATCGCCATGGATCAGACATGCGGCCATGCCCAGTTCATCGCTTTTCTCTTTGTTGCGTTGCGACTCGATTTTTGCATCGATGATCTGACCATTGAGTGATTCAATGTCCGCCGCCTGGTTTCCGGCGTGGATTGCGAGTAGTGTTGTTGAAATGCCCAGACCGAGCGTGGCTGCGGCCAGGATGCAGATGGCGATGTTTTTCATCTTATACCTTTCGTTTACTTTGCTTCTATTATACCAGTAAAGGACCCGGCCGGTCCTTTCTGGAAGAATAAAAATTATCAGGAGGTAGCATGATATGTCATGACTACACCCCGATTATACCACTATTTTCCCACTTCGTTTAGTTTGTCAGTCCAGAGGTCGAGTGTTTTTTTACCACTCTTATTATTGGTAACCATGCCGGCGTTGGTCTTCGCGAATGCCCAGGCGCTGATGTAGTCGGTCTCTGGGTCGTATTGCTTTGCGATCTCGACCATTGCCGCCAGGTGCTGCAGCATCAATGTTTCGGCTTCATGACGCGTCATCCCGCTTCACCTCCTTTTTTGGAAGTAGGAGGGGGCCTGGTGGCCCATCCTTCCTATTCGCACAGTCTGCTGTAAATCTCTGGCGTTTCGTATCTCAGCTTCCCGCCGTCCCACATTGGTCCGACGAACCCTTCCAACATCGGCTGGTTGTCCAGTTCGGCTCTGTAAAGCGCGCCGGCGCACATCTTGCGCAGCTCGGTCAAGTCTTCGGTGTACCCGATGATCTTGTAATGCTTCGCTAGGTCCTCCACGTTCATGATTTTTACGCTGCTTCCATCTAGGATGATTGCTTCCATGTCATTTTCCGCCTTTCATTTCTATTAAGTTGTTCTGTTTTTTGTTTTCTTTTTGAAACCTTTTGAGGTGGCCTTGGCCCGTTCTTCTTTACTTTGTGGCTGGCGTTCTCTCGTTGTCTTCTCTTTTATTATAACATCTTTGTTCTTGTTTATCAAGCACTTTTGATAATTTATTTTCTTTTTGAAACGTAAAAACCAGGCGTTTGCCTGGTCCTTTTTTTATTCCTTTTCGCTTTGTAATCTTCGGGCTTCGGCTAGTATGATCTCGTTTACCCATTCGTCGTCGAAGTCCTCGAAGCTCGCGTATCTTGCGATGTATTGCCAGTTCGTTGTCATGGCCTCAATCTCGACCTTTTCAAACCCGGCTTCTAGTTCCATTCCGGCGATGTCCATTGCCTCGTCTAATGTTCGGGCTAGGGCTACCGTGTTCCCTTCTACGTTGATTGCGTATCCTGCTGGTTTTTTGTTTTTGTTTGTCATTTTAATGTTCCACCTTTCGTTGTTTGGTACAAGTCTATTATACCGTTACCTCTGTCGAATATCTATTAATTTCGCATGGAAATGTATTCTATTTGAAACATAAAAGAGCAGGCCGATTCGACCTGCTTTTTGCTAGTTGGTTATGATCTTGTCCGGCTTCAGCTTCGTTTTGAGGTATTGCCACTGGCGGGCCATGCATGCCGTCCATGCCTGGTCGCGGCCTTCTTGCATCAACCATTCGCAGGCGTCCACGATGTCCATCTGGTCGATTGCTTCGTGGTTTGCCTGGTAATCCAGCCACATTACTTTTATTTGCGCGTCAGACGGTCGCGGGACGTCATGCAGCACTGCGTTGTGCAGTTCGTTATGGATCTTAATGTCGAGCGGCCTGACGAACCTCTCGCGGAGCATTTTGGCGTATCCGCTATTGTAGTGTCTTCCCTGGAATATAAGGTGGTGGCGGTTTACCCCGTTGAGCTGCTTGCTGGTTCTTGATCTCTTCTTTTTGCTCATCAAATCACCCCCATTCGTTGAGCAGATCTAGCTTAATGTGCGATATCTATCTAAATTCTAGCACTTTATTTTCTATTTGAAACCTTCCAGCGCTAGAAGAGTTTGCTGCGCTGGTTCTTCGCTTTTAAACGGTAGCTTTTCCCCTCGAGTTTCATGATCTCGCACATCTCGTTGATCCTGTCGACCGTTTTATCGGCCAGACCGCGTTCTTTGAGCATCTCGGGCAGTGAGTAGTTGCTGGTCAGAATGATTGGCTTCTTTGCGTTGTATCGCTTATTTACTACCTCGAATATCTTCTCCTGGAGCCACAGGTCTTCGCCGTCCTTGGTTACCAGTTCCGTCCCGAAGTCGTCAATGAATAGGAAGTCAATGTTCGCGAGCTTATCGATGAACTCTGATTCGCTCTCTCGCTTGTTTCCGAAGCTGCCGCGGATCGTTTTGCTTATCTCGGTGAAGTTCGTGTACAGCACCGTGTAATAATTCGCCATCAGCTCGTTGGCTATGCAAGCGGTTAGGTGGGTTTTCCCGGTTCCCTTCGGTCCCCACATGTAGATTCCGATTCCCTGCTTCAGCACCTGGTCCGCCACGTCGCAGTACTTTTTGCATCGGCGGTGGATCTTCTCGAATTCCGGGTCTGAGATGTCTGTTTCGTCGAATGCGACCGTCTTGTAACGTTCGCCTAGTAATGATGCCACCTTCAATCTTTCGACGTAACGTAGGCGCTCTGCGCGTTCCTGCTTGGCGCGCTCCTGCTCGATTCGTTCTGTCTCGCACTTGCATCGGCATCGTACTTTTCTGCTAATCCCGAAGCACGTTCTTTGCGTATGGCATGTTTTGCAGTAGATTTCGTTATCTTTGATGTACTCTGTTTCTGGGTCCATCGATGCGACCATCTCTGGGGTTAGGATGTCATTTTCTTTTTTGTTCTGTTCTAGGCGTTCTTTTAATGCGTTCATGTTTTTATCCTTTCGTTTTGTTGCTTCGGTCTATTCTAAACTATTCAGCCATTCGTCATCAATGTGATCTTGCTTTGTTTTTGGTCGAGTAGGGGAGTTATTTGGCTGGTATTCATCATCCCAGCAATGCTGCGCGAACCATGTCGAGCCTTGCTTCACGTACTTTATGTTCGTGTTATTGGCCGTTATTTGCGCGTTGTAGGCCGTTATGCCGTTCTGGACGGTTAGTTTGTCGATTCCGGCTTTTCTGGCCTTCACGTAGGCTTTTAGGGCGTTAGTTTTGCCTTGTTTGCGTGGGTATTGTCTCCACAGTTCTTCAAATTCTGCAGCTAGCTCACTATCGGCCGGCTTTGCCGGTTGATCATTATTATTTTTGTTTTTAAGCATTTTATTTTCATTTTTTAAAGCAATTATTTGTTGTTTTAAAGCATTTGTTTCTTCATTCCCACATGTTGAATTTTCTACATGTTGGTTTTGGGTATTGTTGCTTTCGACGACTTTTATCCTTATGTCTTCCTCTTTTCTCTGCGTTACCAGATATGACACCTCAATGTACCAACCAGCTATCTTGCCATCCTTGCGTCGCTGGACGATGTTTATTAATCCATGCTCTTTTAGGGTCTGTTTAGTTCGTTTAATCCTATCAATTCCCCATTTTAGGACTTTTTTGACGTATAAGTCGTTTGCTTTGATTGTGTTCGTTTTTTGCCATTTTGCTGTTTTGTAATATAAGACGTACAATGCGATGCAGTCCGCGCAGTTGTCGAGCTTGAATAGCGTGTCGATTGTGTACTTATTTAATATCAGCAGATCGTCGGCGATATCTCTTAGGGCGATTTCTGCTTCCATGTTGCTACCTCCTGATGTTATTTGGGCATGTAAAAAGCACCCAGGAGCAGGATTCGTGGGTAAGGGTGGGCATCACGCCACTAGTCCTGCTCTTGAATGCTTTTCTTTGTGATGCCCTCATGTTCACATTATATATTCACATTTTGACATTTAGCAAGTGCTTATATTTTCTATTTGATAACTTTTAGTGAATATCTCCGTTCAGCGTTCCTACTACCACGTCCATGATTTCTTCGCATCCGTTTAGGTGGCCCAGCGCCGACGCTCTCTCGATATAGTGGATCGTGGATCTTATGCGTCTTTTGAGGCCGCTGTTTTCTTTTTTCATTTCTTCTATTTTTTTGCGAAGCGTTTTGTTTTCTTCTCGCTGCTTGCGGACTGATTCTCGAAGCCATTCTTCGGTTGTTTTTTCTGTCATTTTATTACCTCCATGATCTCAATTTCCGCACGTGGCTGGTCCTTATCTGTTCCCATGTATTCCACGGTCAACTTGCGCACGATCTGGGAGCTGTCGTCCGGAATTACGCCACCTTGTACCAAGGCATCAAGTATTGCGGTGGCTTGGTTGTCTAGGTCGCGCCTACGGCGGTCCTTCTCCCAGATGCGGATTTCTATCTCTACTTTTGTTTCCGGGTGTACGGCATACTGGAGCCATGCCTGCGGCGCCTGAGTTTTAAATGCCCAGGCCATTGCATCTTCCTGGTCGCGCGCCTTGCTGTTTGATATAATCATCGGCTTGCCGGTGTGCGGGTTTTTTATGATCTGCTTACTGTTTTTCTTCGCGTGGATTACGCCGTAGTACGTTAGTTTTATCATCTTCTGGCTCCTTGTATGCTGGGTCATTTTCGTAAGTTTCCGCTATGTCTTTATCTGTTACGTCACATACCGGGAAGACCCTTATTTTTGCTTTTGCTGCTTGGGCCATACTAATTCTTTTGCCGGTTAGGATCCTGATCATTCGGCGCTTTTGTCTAGCGGTCAGTTGTATTTCTGGTTTCATTCTTCTTCCTCTCCACAGAGTTCGGCGATGGTATAGTGTTCTCCATCTTCTAGATAAACTTCAACTGGTATGAGCGTGAATCTAATTGCAAATGCACCTCTAGTATCAGCATCGTAAAATTCGTTTGAAGCCTGCTTATAAGTGACATGTTTTAAGTTGCAAGCTTCAGCCCACGCTCGGACTGCTTTGCGTATTTTCTCGTCCTTGATAAGTGGCTCTTTCGATTCATGCTTAAATTTGAAACAGTCGATAATTCCGTCGGATTGCCCAACTGGAATATATCTATGGTTATCAACATTGAATGTGTATAGCCCTTTATATTTACTCATTCTTCTTCCTCTCCACAGAGTTCGTCGGTGGGATAAAATTCTCCATCTTTTAGGTTTAAACACCTACGATTGCTGAATATTATTTCATCATTCTCGGTATTTTCATAGAAGCAGCACCAGTCGTCTCCCTCGTTGTACTGGAGTCGATTGTACCCGTTCAGTTCTGCCCAGAGTTCGACGCATTTGCGCATTTTTTTATTTTCGATTCGCAGCAGCTGCGGCTCTATTTCCTCGAACCAGTCCGTCAGAATATTCGGGAACTTGGCGAGAGTGCTGCGCGCGTATGCTACGATGCCTTTACTGAATTCGTTGTCGGATACCAGGCTGCCTTTGGCGCTTATGTGGAATGTGCCGCCTGCTTTAAATGTTGGCAGGTCTTTGAGTAGGCGGTAGCGCCTCTTGGTGGCATTCGTGTCCGGAACATCTGTTATGTTTAGGTCGTTGATTATACTGTTGAGCTTATCTCGGTCGATTGGCTTCTTTGGCGTCTTTCGTTCGATACCGTCACGGAATGTCGGCTCGTGCGCTTCCGGTTTCCAGTTGCTGAGTTTCGCGTTGCGATATGGCGCATCCTCTGCGTCTTCTTGCTTGATTCGTTCTTGGCTATTCATCGGCGACTATCCTCATATTACACATTACTTTTTCGAGCTGATCTGCCCTACCAGCGTTGTAGGCGGTCTGCCCCACCGTTGTCACGATGCTGCAGATTAGGTTGTAGCACGTTTCGTCGTCTATATTGTGATCTTCTATTGCGTGGCGGATTAGCGCTTTTACGTCTTCTCCTAGTCTCATTTTTTTATTCTCCTTCATTTTCGTATATTGTCGGCTCGCCGTAGAGCCATTCTGCTGCGGCCTTTAGATCATCTTCGTTTGTCATTTGTTACTTTTCCATTTCCCTCACGTATATGTCGCCATCATCATCTGGCTCGAGCTCGATGTTTAAATAATTACATATTGCATCTATCATATCTTTTAAATCCCTGCAGTGTTTTTGCGTATAACGCTTGCAGCGTTCTCCCTCGTCCATGATGAGCACATCAAGTTTTCCACCTATATACGCGTCGATCAACTTTCGCTGCTCCGGTCCAAGTGGAGCTAGTTGTTCTTTTAGATACCCGTCTATGACTTCTTTATATTCGTCGCCATCGAGTTTTTCTTCTAATAATTTCTTAGTAAATTGTTTTACTACTTCTCGTGGCGCCAGCGCGATGAGCGCCATTAAATCGTCAATCTTGACGACGCTAGTCCCTTTATATGGTTTTTCCGTCATTTTTGGTCTCCTGCTTTGGCCTGGTCTACGGCCTTGAATACTTCTTTATTGGTAGCCCAGCGGATGAGGCTCTGATCTCGTAAGTCGAAGAATGCGTATACGGTTGGGTCATTTACTCCGCGCATTACCAGCACTTCTTCGCGTGGGATTTTAATTCCTAGTGCTTCTAGCATGCGCTGATCTTCTGCGGTATCTTTTTGGGTTTGCATCTGAGCTTTTGTTTTCGGATCAAGCTCCACGGTCTCTAGGGCCATTTTTGGCTTATTGCTTTTTGGTGCCATTTTTCTTCATGCCTTTCTTTTTATTGATGTGTTCTTCGATTATGCTCTGGGTCGCTATTGCTACTAGGTATAAGCAGACCATGGCGACGCATAGAGCAATGGTCGCGCCTGCGACGATGAGAATTGCTTGTGCTAGTTGGATTATCATTGTCATTTGTCTATCTCCGTTTCGATGTAGTCTACGTTTATGTGTTGGGCGTTACTGAATTTTACCTTGCGCCGGGCTTTTGCTTCGGCTGCTCGCTTGGCGCGGGCTGCGTAGTATCCGTCGATATTGTTACCTTTTGTTCTGGATCCGTTCTTGCGTTTTTTATTGCCGTTACGTCCCATTGTGTTTCCTTTCGTCATTTATTTTCTATGCTCTCTACTGCCGCTTTTATGGCTTCGATTGCTTCTTGGTTATTGCTTAGCAGGATTTCTTCTGCCATTCTTATTGCTTCTTCGTATTTATCCAATCAGTCCACCACCTTTCGTTTATTCTTTCGGTTCTTTTTTAAATACGTCCCAGACGTCTATCTTCTCGTTTGGGAACGCTTCGCTGAATTTCTGCATGACTTTGTATGACGGGTCAAAGATGCAGCATTCGATGTTCGCATAGTGGTTCTTACTGATGCCGAGCTTTTCGGCCATCTCGCGCTGCTTCATGCCGTGTTTCATACGGAAGCATACTAGGTTGATTCGTTTCATTTTGCTAATCCTCTCTGATTGTTATTATGCGCCTTCTGTTCTTGTTTTTCAATGGTTTTTCTGCCTTTTTTTGGTATTTGTTCTTGTATCTCTGTTATTTTTTAAATTTTATTATCTATTTGGAACGTCTTGTGGTACAATGACACCGGAGGTGATTTTTCTTGATTAACTCGAAACGCATCGGGCGCCAATTACGCGACCTGCGTATCTCTCGCGGTTGGAAACAGAAGGAGCTTGCCGATAAGGTCGGATTGTCGCGTCCGGCTATGTCAAATATTGAAAGTGGGAAGCGTTCATTGACTCTGAACACCTTGAAGCGCTTCTGCGAGGTGTTTAATGTCGACATATCTTACTTTGGCATCGAGACTGGTAATTTCGACGAGGCCGTGGATCTTATGTCGCGCGTTGAGGCCATTTTCAATTCTGGCGATCTTGCTGATGACAAGAAGGACGATCTTTACCGACGAATCATGCAGATTTACTTAGATAGCAAGAAATAGCCATTATTTTAGCTTTTTGAAACCTTTTCGCTATTTTTAATAACTTTGTACTCGATTTTTATTTGCTCCTGCTCCGCATAGAGTTTGAATAGCAGGTCATAGAATTTTTGCGGGTCCATAATCACACCACCTTTCTCTGGTAATTGTTATTATGGACTTTTTTCTTGTCTTATACATATTTTTGTATAAATTTTCTATTTGTAAATTTTTTATAGGAGTGTGATCTGATGTCTAGACCGCTTCGCGTGGGCGGTTATGCCCGCGTGTCTCATGAAGAACAGAAGCGCTTCGGTTTTTCCGTTAGCGCTCAGACTGATAAGATTACCAAGTGGTGCGCAGAAAAGGGCCACCAGCTTGTGGATCTGTATATTGACGAAGGTTTCACGGCCGGTAATATGAAGCGTCCGCGGCTGCTCGAAATGCTGGAAAGCCTGGACGGTCTTGATGTCATTGCATTTACCCGCCTAGACCGTTTCTCTCGTAATGTTTTAGAAGCGAATAAGATGCTTGAAATGCTCCAGAAGAATGGCGTCGCTCTTATCTCTATTGAGGAGGACGATATTGATACCACGTCCGCCGATGGTATGTTTATGTTTCAGCTGAAGGTGTCGCTTGCCGAGCGTGAGTTGAAGAAGGGGTCGGAGCGTATCCGTTCCGTGTTCGATTATAAGGTCAAAGAGGGCCAGGTTATTTCCGGATCTACTCCGCCTGGCTATATGGTGGCGACCGTTGATGGTGTGAAGCGTATGGTGAAGGATCCTGCCGAGGCTCCGTGGGTTTTGGCGAGTTTTGACCACTTTGCTACCCATCAGTCAATCTACAGCACCATGGTCACGATGAACGAGAAGTTCGGCCATCTGCGTAGCTACCAGGTATATAATCGCTTACTCAAGAACCCGATTTACACCGGTGCGCACCGTGGGAACCCGAATTTTACCGAGCCTTATCTTACGCAGGCCCAGTATGATTTCCACCAGGAGCTTATCTCTCGGAATGTTCGTGTTCGTAAAAATCGGAACGTGTTCCTGTTTACCAGTCTGATCTTCTGCCCGCTTTGCGGTAGTCCTTGCGCTGGAATGTATAAGAAGGATGCCACGTATGGACACGAGTATTATTATTACCGTTGCCAAAAGCGCCACGTGCAGAAGCGCTGCGATTTCTCGCGTTCTTTTAATGAGGCCAATGTCGAAGCCTGGCTGCTCGATAATGTCGAGCGCGAGATGGCTCAGTATATTGCCGACGTCAGCAAGGTTCAGGCTTCCGCGCCTGATGTATCGGAGCGTCGCATCCGGGCGATTCGTGAAGAAATCGACAAGCTGAATTATATCTTTATGAAGGGCCGCATCTCTGCGGTTGATTATGATCGTCTTTGCGCGGATCTGGAGTCCGAGCTGGCGCGCCTGGAGTCCCAGGCTCCTGCCAAACGCGACACCGCTGCGCTGCAGGCTTTGCTTGCCGGTAACTGGCGGAATGTCTACGAGCAGATGTCTCGCGAGCGGAAGCGCGCGTTCTGGCGCGGATTGCTTCGTCGCATTGTTTCTGATCCGGATATGAATTTGTCGCTTGAGTTTATGTAGTATAATAGCATTCATGCACCTCCGTTTGGTCTTCGTGCCACGGAGGTTTTTTATTGCTTATTTTCCTGTTAATAACTCATTAGTGCCTGCTGGTGCCGATAAGTTTTTAACAGCAAGTTTTCAGTCCATTCTCCCCTCTATCCCTTGGTCATAGGGTCTGGGCTATGCTGAAGGTTTTATCAGTCCTGTTCTGCTGCCTAGGTGGTCATTCTTGGCTTTACAGCTACATTGTTTTCAGGCGTCCTACCGTCCGCTCCATAGAGTCCTTCGGTTTTAGGATTTTTCCAAGGGCCAGGTCGTCAGGTTTGCCGTTGCCTGGGTTTGTTTTCCGTCTGCCAGTTTTATTCTCTCTGGGTGAGTTGCCTTTGTGATATAATTTTAATGAAGCAAGGTATTCAGCTCGATGCTTCATCTGGTCGGTGGCAAGGACCGACCTTTTTTGTGGACTGATAATGTGCTGCCTTTATTGTATCATCAAAGCCAAAATAAAAGACCGCCAATTTTGACGATCTTCTATGTATATTAGGACCCGGCCAAGAGCGTTTTGCGGTTCTATTTTATCACATAATAAAAGGGACGGCTAGTCAGGCCGTCCGCGATGAAGGAAAGATCTCACACGGCTTTATATTCGGGAGAGGTGAACACATGCCGGTGCGTATGTCAGGAAGTATTAGAATTGAAATTAGGTGGCAGGCGCAGCTCAACGCCTGCACTATTATTATTTTCAAATAGAAAACTTTTTATGCTTTTTTATATGTTATTTTTTGTATTAAGTTATTTTATATTCCAACTTACGGCCTTAACTTGAATTATAAGATTGTGCGACATTAAGTTTTCAGGCGAAAGTTGAGTATTTATACCTACCAAAAAACCGCCATTTTTTGCACTAGTGAGGAGTGACATCTTTGTGGCGGCTTTTTGAAGCTCGTTCATCCGCGAACAGTATGCTCGTGAAATTCCGTCATTATTCTATCATAGCTTTCCGGCCTTTTTCAATTTATCGATTTCTGTATGCACGTAGGAGTTTCCGTGGAGGCTTTCGTAATGTGCGCAGGTTTCGTGGAATCGCTCTCGCTCTATGTCTGTCAGTTCTCTACCGTTCTTAATATCTGCCAGAAAACGAACCAGTATTGTCTTGTCCGCTTCGAGCGCATTGGCGTCGATTTTCTTGTCCAGCGCATCGAGTTTATTATTTATTGGCTCTAGGCAGTTCTGGATCCACGCCGTGGCTGCGTGACGTGCCTTCTGGCACAGGTATTCGATTCCTTTAATAATCCCCACAATTAGTGCTATGCCTCCTGCGATTTGTCCTACTGTTATCAGCTCCATTATTCTTCCTCTGGCTCATTCATGCCTATTACTTTTTGAATTCTGATCTGGTTTTCATTCGACAGGTGAGATACCGAGCTTCCGGACATCTCTTTTGCTTTCGAGGCAGTCTGCTTGAGCCCTTCGTAGTTCTGGTTCTGAGGTATCGTTTTAATGCGCACGGTTCTCTCCCGTATGTCGATTAATACTTCCGATTCTTTGCCTTCCATACCACCTCCATTTTAGCTTATTTTACTCATCTTTTTAAGCGTACCCCACGACTCTCGTTATATAAATATTCGACGCCGAGTATGCACTTATTCCACTGCCGTTTTGGAGCTCGAGCTCGTTTTCTGATTCTTTATAGATGCTTGTATCGCTAATTGCGAGGCGTGCCGTTTTAAGGTACAGGATGGTGCCGCTGAACGGCGTAGCGAGCATTAGACAAGCCTTTTTACCGTTCGGCTGGTAGATTTTAACCGACCCGAAGTCTAGATCGTTTGAGCGATAGAAAATCTCTATATAAGTAAAGTTTTCCGCCGATTCGCTGAGCGTAACCGTTCCAGACGTCCCGGTCGAGTCATTATAGAGCTCCACCTCGCTCAGACCGATGCCATTAACCTCTAGCGATTGGCTGCGACTCGGGAAGCAGTTGAAGCCAATTGAGCTTTTAAGCCTATCAAAGAAGCTGATTGGCATACCACGACTTAAAATCAGGTTATAAGTCGTATTGCCAAAAACATCAGTGATAACGACTTGAACATTCCACTCGTAATTATTATCAAGGTTAAAAGTTTGCGGCACATTATCTGTCATGACTGTATAGCCTGACCAGCTTGGATCACTGACTTTTTTGTATCTCAATTTGATTGTCATGCTATTTTTGTCATCTACGCTAGATATGCTACCATCCACATTTATGGACGTGTTGCTATAGAAATTGTTTTCACGCTCCATAGTCACAATGGCGCTTGGCAGTACCCAGTCTAATATTTGGATAGTTAAGTTTTGACTCGTAGAGTTTCCACGTCTATCGGTAACTGTAATTGTAGCGGCCGTATTTGAAGCAATATTAACTGTACCAATGTTGAAAGTGCACGAAGTGCCTGACACTGTGCCAGTGTAAGTTGTACCGTTTAAGGTGCAAGTCACACTTTTTATCGTCGAGCTTTTCTTGGCGCTCAAGTTCGTCACGTTTATGCGTAGCGTACTCTGATTACGAACAATAAGCTGATTGTTGCCAGTTATGGCTGTAGTCGCAGAGTTTGAGTCAAGATATGCAGCATTAAAGGTCGGCGCAGCATTCACAATTGTCATCGTGCCTGTAGTGTAATTGCGGTATGTAGTGCCACTAATTACTGTTTTAACATAAAAGCGGAAAGTCGCCGTATTGCTGTTTGGTGTTTCGGCTCTTAAGGCGTTACGCTCCGCATCCGTAAGATTAAAAGTGTAGGACGAGCCAGTCTTCGAGATATCCCGATAAGCGACAATAACATTCGCCGAAGTATCGGCGATACACGCTTGCAAAGATGACACGCTGCTGCCAGCTGGATTACTATAAGTAATAGTCGGATTGCCTGTATCGTTGAAATTAGGCGCAGAGGAGATAGTAGCCGCCCTCGGAATTGTAGGGAGAGACCAGCTTCCATTTCCTCGGCAGTTGACGGCATAAGTGTAGATACCAGCTTCGGCAGAGGCGCTGAATGAGCGAGAGCCGTTCGAGGAGTGCGTCATCGTATAAGTGCCACTCGCTACGGTCGTTCCGTTGTAGAGCTGGATGCGGTTGCTTGAAGAATAGACCGTAGATCCGTTAATAACTACCTTGAAAGCGCCAGCCATGTACCAGATAGAAGTGCTACCACCTGCGCCCTTGAGCGACCAGCTGATCGTCGTGGTATTGTTGCTTATACTCTGGCTCTTCACGCTCCATGAAAAAGTCAGATAACGGCCATCATAGCCACCTGTATTGAAACTACCTGAGCTTGCCATGTTCTATCTCCTTTCTAATCGCTAGGCACAGAGACGAGTCCGATGCCGTCATTGATTATATTGTTGTTAGTGTCTGTCAGCGTAATCGGAATAAAGCGCATCTTGTTGCAAAGAGTAATTTCCTCCTCGACCACCGACTTCTTCATGTGGAATTCGTCGTAATCTACCCAGAAGTTCTTATTGCCGTTACGATCGTATCCGGCGAAGCCGACCTGCTGGTTCATGACCACATAGCTTCCGTCCTGGCCGTACATTTTGAGACCATTCTTATCCATGACGGCTATGAGGCTGTTTGATTCGTTATAAATCTCTAACGTCCCATAGTCATTCAAATTCGAGCCGAGCTTCAAAGTTCCGCCTTTGATAAGATTAGCGGTCAATCCAATTACGTCAATATTTTGCATTATTAACTGACCACTTATTGTCCAAGCTGAGTTAAACGTGCCATTTATGCCAGTTTGAGAAAACGCAATGCCGCCGTTGTTTATCATGATCACGTTCTGGGCCGTTTCTTTTGGCAGTCTATCTACGACCAGGATTTTGTCGCCTTCGTATATCACGTAGCTGTTTCCGAGGGCGCCCCATATTTTATTCGTGGCCTCGGTTAGTTCCTCGCCAAGTATTACCCGTACTTCCTCATTGCCTTCCTGCACGATCTGCTGCGTTTGCGCCGTGATATTACTTATTAGGTTCGAGACGGTCTTTTTAAAGTTTCCGAATTCCAGCTCCACATATTTTCCGAGTATGCAGTCGTAGACGTAGCTTATGACGTTGGTTTGCAGAGTTAATCCCAGGCGCTCATCTATTACCTCCACCGTATCACCGATGTTTGTCAACTTCTCTACGTTGGCCTTGAGGGTGTAGTTTACCTGCGGCACGGAGTTGTTATCAACGTAGCTCTGGGCCTTCTGGCGTAAATCTTCCACCAGGGCGGCCTGGTATGCTTCTACGTCTGGGTTACCGTCTTGGTCGATGTAGTTCTCTTGTTCTATGTCGTTCTGATCAAAGTTTACCGATTTCACGTATGGCAGGTCGTATTGGTTGGTTGATGTGACGTAAGTTTCCGGCAGCAGCAGGCCTTCTTTGCCCACTGGCAAGAGCTTGGTCGTTACGTTGTCCCAGTTCTCATCTACGGTTATATCCTTCATATTTTTCGCGTATCTAATCGTTACGCCGTTATCCTGGCCGATTTGGTTTCGTATAGCCACATTCCATCCATCTAGGTCGAAGTGGCCCCCCCAGCGCTCCAGAACGGTCGTAAACGCCTCATACAGCGAGTTTCGCACGCACCGGTAGCTTGACACCGTATTGACGTCTGAGAGCGTTGTGAAGGGGCTTTCTGGCTCTGTAGCGATGTTCAAATGGTCGAGGGCGTCATTACAGTTCTTTTCGACGACATAGCTGTCTGCGATTAAATAATTGCGGCTGTCAAAGAAAACGTGCAGCGCCTTGGTGATCAGCTTGTTTTTTGTCTTTTGCAGGTTTGAAACTCTGAATGGCTGATCGCCTTGTGGGGTAGGTGCGACAATGATGCGGCCTTCGGTTAGGTCATTCACGTAGCTTAGGTCTGTTTCCAGGTCTAGATAGAATTCGCCGTTATCCTGCTTCGTTACTTTTGCTCTGATGGCATGGATTATGCGGTCGCCATTTGAGGTGAAGTCTCGATCTGTAATTCCGAATAGTTTTATCATTTTATGGATCCGCTCCTGTTTGATTTTATTATATCAAAAAACCGCCGAGTGGGGAGTTAGGCGGTCTCTTGAGTGGTTGTTTGTATAGAGCCTATTAACAGCTGGCCTATTTTTAGTATATCACACGTTTTTAATATCCACTTGTCCAGCCGGCCGCCAGGAATGCGCTCCAGTTCGACAAACCTTCGCAGATCAGTGCTTGCCCAGAAGTTAGGCCAACACTTTTAAGCGTCATGTAGTTCGTGTTTGTTATCTGTGTCGCATTTATACACATAGCCAGAATGTTATTCAAACTCGTATTTGAAAGCGCCGTGCATGATGTGAACATACCAACCATACCAGGGCCAGTTACAGCGCTTGTGTCAAGCTGAGGGACGGTAGTAAGCGCACTGCACGATCTGAACATTTGTTGCATATTTGTCACTTTCCCAGTATTGATTAGAGGCACTTCCGTCAAAGCATAGCACCGTTGAAACATACTGGACATCGTTGTGACATTGCTCGTATCGATCAAAGGGATAGTCGTTAGAAGTTGACAGTCGGCGAACATATTGTTCATCTGAGTGACATTGCTCGTATTTAGCAAAGGGAAAGAAGTGAAGCTCCCTCCTGCGTTGAATGCGCTAGACATACGAGTGACATTGCTCGTATCGAGCAAGGGGATGCTCGATAGACTGCAGTTTTGAAAATAGCGATACATATCAGTCACGACTGACCAGTCAGCGTTTGCAATATAGCTAGGTAGCGTGGTGAAAGTCGAACCACCGAACTTTATGCCAGTAGAAAGGTCTATAACATTACTACCGCCAGTCGGTATAGACTCAATAGCGGCCGCCATCTGGCTTGGCTGGTAAGTAGTCTGCACGCCCAGCTTCGTTCGGATAGCATTTGCAATATTCGTGAGATGCGTCCCTGTCACAAGTCCTTTACTCATTAGAAGCTCTCCCCATCATAGTCTGTTATTGCGTTGATAGCAGTCGTGATAGCATTGTCTGTCTCCGTCTTCGTATAAGCGTCCGTGATGCCGTATCCGGCTATGGTAGTCGCTGTGTTGGCTTTTCTATTTATAAGATTCCGCACCTCTGTGTCGTTGTATACCGTATCAGTGAATTTTGCGTCAGCCGGCACGTTCTTTGCCACCGTGAAGCCGTTGACCTTTTCGGCGTTATCTACAATGCCATTATCATTTTTATCATAGGTGCTTTTTAGCATATCTCCGGATCCGCTGCCGCTTCCGGGGTCGCCTTTTTCGCCTTTGAGCATTAATATCTTAGCCGCGGTTGCTTCTGGTACAAGTGATACCTTATATGTCTCTTGGTTCATGATTTAGGCCTCCGCTCTGGTTATTTCGTACTCGATTGTCAGCTTGCCTCTTAGGATTGTGTATATGTCGGAGTTTACCCCGATTTGTAGGTCGTAGTAATAATCGCCAATCTCTAGGGATGCTGTGTCGGCCGGCGCTACTCTGACTCGATACTTTCCGGTTTCCACTTTCGATATTCCATCGTTCAACTCCTTCTGGAAGACGTATTCGTCATCATTCGGGTCCTTTTTGCATGAGAAGTATGCCGTGGCGAGGTCATGATCTAAGCCTTCAATTTCTACGCCGAATGCGAGCGTATCTCCTTTTACCATCGTTAGGTTAGTATCTTTCATTTTTTCCTCCTTATTACAGCCATCGGCTATATTTGCTTATTACGCATTTAGAAACGGTACCAGAAAACTCGACCATATTGCTGCCAGGGCTTAGCGCGAATTTGGAGTAGTCGCCGTTGACTAGCCTGTTTTTGAGGTTATCCGGCGTATCCTTGTATGCTTCCATAGCGGCCGTGTCGATCGTGATATATTCTTCGTCGCCTAGCGTTATTTCGAATATCTGGTATCCATTCAGTGAGACCCCAATATTTCCGGATCCGTAGATCGTGAGCGTTGGCTTCGACACGATATTGCCGTTATTGGTTATGTTGCCGTCGCTGCTTCTCTGGACTTCTGCCTCTATAATATGCGGGGCATTGCTACCCTGGGCGATTGCTGCGACATGGGTGCGACCTTTATATGCGTGGGCTTGATTATAGAGTGCTTCCAACTGTGCGATTAGAGCTTCGTTAGTTATCTCTGTCGTGGTCGAGGTTGCGAGTGGGTAGTAAACGGTCACGTTGTTCGATGCGAGCCATGTCTTGCATTTATCAACGGTGTTGATTTCGCTACTAACTCCGAAAGCGAATCCGACTGCATTGTCTGTTCTTATTGTTGAGCCAACAACGCTACCGCCTGATAGTTGGTTCGGTGTTTTACTCGTGAACCTGTTTGAGAAGTGTGGGATTAGTTGGTTGTTGTTGCTTGGCTTGACGTAATTCGACAGGACATTCGCATAAAAGTATTGGTTCGCTGTAGTGCCGCCTCTGCTGATTGTTTCGCTCCCATTTAGCACGACCTTGCCTACCGCTCGACGTATATACCAAGTATCGCCCACTTTTACCGGCTCGTCGGCATAATCGCCAATAGCTGCGAGTTCGATTGGCTCGAAGTATGCGGAATAGTCGGTGGCTTGGTCTCCGAGTTCGATTTGGAAGTCGCTAATCGTCAATACGGAAGAGCTGGCGATTGCTTCGTTGGTGTTATCTGGGTAGAACAGGAACGATAGAACGGGCTTGTCTGACGCTGGCGGCGTAGCCGGAACGTTGAATGTTACGCTCTGTGCGCCTGTGGTCTGTGTTAGATTTGCGAATAACTGGTCGCCGATTGTCGTACCCGTTTCCGTTCCCCAGAAGCATCTGATGCCTGAGTCTATGTTTGCTATTGTTGCGGATTTGTTATAGCTGACCGTCACTGTCTTCCCGTAGAGGTTTCGGCTGTCGGCGAGCGAAAGCTTCATGATTGAGTATGCGTACCTGTTGCTCCATGTCTTTGTGAATGTGATGCTGTCGCTTCCCTTTACCGCCGAAACTGCGCCACCGTTGCTGTCATATGTTGCGCTCATGTAGTCGATGAGGTTTTTGCCCAAGTTGATTTCGTACTCTTGCGCCCTGTACGGTTCGTATGCGGTGGCTTGGTTGCCGAGTTCGAGCTGTGCCCATGTTGGGGCTGTGTCGTTTTGAATTGCGAAGCGAATATACGCACAGTTGGCGGGTGTCGTGAATGTTGTCGTATCGTTGAAGATGTTAGAGAGCTTTGCTTTGTTCGCATCGTAGAACACTATGCCATAATGGATTGGCTTGCCTGTGCTGTTCGAGAATGTATATTGCGTGTTTGGCTGGACTGGTTGGTATTTTATGATGCCGTAATAGCCATCCCACCATACTTGAGTTCCGCTCCCGTTGTATGCGACTTTGCTACCCCATGGTGTCGCTGTTGGGTTGAATAGGTTCTTTCCTGTAACCGTTACCGTCTGCCGCCCTGTGACGGTCTGAATCGGCACGGGGGCGGATGGGGTTGGCGTGCCGTCTTGGATGGCGTTACCTTTATGCCTTAAGACATTAAATGGCGCCTCGGCGGTATTTTCTAGCACAATATTGCTACCCTCGCCGGACACAGTACCTTTATTGCCGAGTGTTCTTGCGCTTTCTGTATTCGAGTATTTGAATGGCTGGGTGTGCATTCTAACCGTTGCAGTGCGGTATCTCACTAGGCGTTCGAAGTCGATCTGGTCGATGATCTGGTAGTTGTAGTATTTATCCGGTTCATTTGAAAATATGACGGTTCCTTCGCTATTAAAATAAGCTACGATCGCGTTTATATCAAAGTCCTTATATAATCCCACCGTGAATTCTTTGTCATAGGCTGCGAAGCCTAGCTTCGTCACGATATCGCCGTCCCGACCGTCGATTTCTTCTACCTCGGTTCTGATCTGTGGTTTACTAATTGGCGGCAGCTCCTGGATGAGCAGGCCATTGATTTCGTTGCTGTTTTTTCCATTTAGGGTGATGTAATTTCGCATATGGTTCTCCGCCTTTTTATAAATTATAGACCAGTTTCGTGACCTTCTTGTCTACAAACTCTCCGGCCACCTCGCTATCGAGTTCTATCTTCATTTCGCTCAATGCTTGTTTAAATGCTCCGACTAGTGGGCTTTCGCCTTCTGCCATGGCTGCGTTGCCTGCGGCCGCGATCCTTATATTGCCGTTGATGTCTTCTGGGATTGCATCTCTGACGGCCGCTAGGGCGCTTGTATCGACACCAGTGTTTAAGCCGTCGCTCATTGCACCTACTATCGATTGGCCAAAGTCTGCAGCTTCCTGGAGGATTGCTGCTTCTTCGTCTTTGATACCTAGCATGAGACCCTGGTCGAAGAACCTACCGACTTTCGCTGCTTCCTTAGATGGCGAGTGAATGCCGAGGGATGCTCTGAGCGAGCTCATGATGCTGTTACCGAAGCTAGCAGCCATTGCCCTCGCTTTACCCCATAGCGACCAGTCGCCGGTACCGTTTGTGAAGCCGGCGATAACGTTCGCACCCATGCCTTGCGCTTCTGCCTGCTTATTAAGCTGCTTAATGGCATCTCTTGCGACCTGGTTGGCTTTGTCTTTGGCTACTGGTTCTCCTTGCGCTATACCGTCGGCATAAAATTGGACCTGTCCGTTGCCGGCGTCCTTAAATTCCATTTGCTTGCCAGTGAGCATTGAAAGGATCTTCATTGTGTTGTTACGCCATTCGTCTGAGTTTTCTTGCAGATGAGTGGTTGTGATGCCGTTGTATTGGAGCATCTCTTTTTGAAGCTCGCCGATGCGTTTATTGGCCGCTTCCTTCTGCTGGTCTATCATTTTGGAGTTCGCATCAGTGCGCATGCCTTCTAGAACCTCGAGACCGGCCTGTTCTGCGTCAATTCCTTGTTGAAGGATGTTCTTCTTTTCTTCTTCCGATTCAGCGAAGCTGGCGACATAGATCCAGTCATCTTCTTGCATTTCGGAGTATTTCTCGGCGTGGAACTTAGCGTAGTTTTCCTCGTAGAGGCCTATTGCTGCATAGTATCCTTCTAGGGTCTGCTGCTGGTTGTCTATATTAGCCTTGAGCGTGTTGTAGTTCTCCTGATAGGCCTTGTTCTTTTCTTTAGCCCATTGGACTTCGTCTTTCGTGTAAGTTCCGGACTTTGAGTTTAGGATTTCCTGCGCTTTTGCGTAGTCGTCCGTTAGCTGCGTCATCTGGCGTTGGCTTTCGGCCAGTAACTCGAGCGCGTTTGAGCGGTCTTGTATGGCCTGTGTATATGCCGCTTCCTGGCTGTTGAGAATTATCTCTGCCTTTTTCTTCTCGATGGTTTGGTCGATCGCATCTCTAATTTCCCCGTATTTTTCTATCACCCCATCGTGCATTGAAATCTCTAAGCCGAGCGCATTCGCAAGCGTTGACGTAATGAATGACGCGCGTTCTTCGTAGCCGCTCTTGACCTTGCCGTTCTCGTCGACGATCTTGTCTAGCTCGTTTACGAGGTCCTCGTAGTAGCTCATCTCAGACATGCCTTTGCTGAGGTTCTCTTGTCTTGTCGCTTGTAGCTGCTCCCAGGATTCTTTGTTCGCATTAACCGCATCAGTTTGCGCTGCGATCTTTTCGTTGAATTCTATCGTTTCTTCTGAGGCTTCGGTTGTTTTTGCAATTACGGCTCCAATGCCGACAGCGAGTGCTGCGAGCGCTCCTACTACTAGACCGATTGGGTTCATACCCATTACCGTGTTAAGCGCAGCGAATGCCGCCGACAGGCTAGTTGCACCTGCCACTGCCGTGCTTATTGCCGACACTGCTCCAATTATGGCCGTTGTAAATGTCGCGATTTTTGCGGCCACGAATGCAGCAATGATTGCTCTGATGCCCGTCACTACTGCATCCCAGTGGGTTATAAACCATTCAAATACACCGACCAGCTTTTCAAATGCCGCCGCCGCTTTTCTGCCTGCGGCTTCCCAGTTGATACCTCTTAGTGTGTTAGATATGCTGTCGATACACTTGCGAACCGTCGGTTCGAGCTTTTTCCATATTACGATCTGAATGCTCTCGAGCTGGCTTTTTAGAAGGGTCATTTTACCGCCGACGTTGTTGAGCATGGTTTTTGCCATGCGATCTGCGGCGCCGTTGCTATTATCAATAGACATTGCCAGCTGGTTGAAGTTTTCGTCAGTTGCGTTGACAATCGCCAAGAAGCCGGCCATTGCTTGTGCGCCAGCCACGGTCTTAGCCACCGAGGTCTTTTGCGCGTCTGTTAGGCCGTTGAGGGCTTTTCTGGAGTCTGCCAATACGTCACGGAAGTTGCGCATGGTTCCGTCCTGGTTTATGACCGTCACGCCTAGTTTTTCTAGCGTTGTTCTAGCTTCGCCGGTATCCGATGCGAGGCGCTGCATGATTGAGCGGAGTGCTGTACCTGCACGTTCGCCTTTAATACCGGAGTTGGCCATTAAGCCGATGGCTAGTGCTACGTCTTCCATTGTATATCCGAGCGAGCCTGCGATTGGTGTGGTGTATTGGAACGTGACACCCATCATTTCCACCGTAGTGTTTGCGTTAGCTGCTGCGGCTGCCATTACGTCTGCAAGCCTTCCGGCGTCTTTTGCTGCGTAGCCCATACCCGTCAAGGCGTCGGTTACGATATCCGATGTAGTGGCCAGATCTGCTCCGGATGCGGCGGCTAGGTTTAGGATACCTTCGATACCGTCGAGCATCTCTTGGGTCTTCCAGCCGGCCATTGCCATGTAATTGAATGCTTCTGCGGATTCGGACGCCGTGAATTTGGTGGTTCGGCCCATTTCCTGGGCTTTTTCGGTTAGTTTATCTAGGTCGTCGGCAGTTGCGCCGCTGATGGCTGCCACCTTGCTCATCGCCGAGTCAAATTCTATGCCAGTGTCGGCCACGGATTTTGCTAGGTTTTTGAAGCCCTGGATTGCGCTCTGAATGACTTTTGACGCTAGGTCAGCAATTGCACCCTTTAGGACTGTGAAGCCACCTTTTGCGGCGTTCTGTGCGCTCCGTCCGGCACGTTTGGTGGAGTCTTCCGTTTCTTCCATGCCATTGTCGAGCTTATCTAGCTGCGCTTCGGTTTCTTTTACGGCTTTTTCGGCCTCATTCATTGCGTTCTTATACTCTTTGAGCGTCGCTTTGCTCTGAGCATATTCTGCGTTGCTTTCTGCTACTTGTTGCTTGAGCTTTTCTACCTTCTCGGCTTGCGTTTTGTAAGCGTCTGAGGTTTCTCCGCTGGTTTTGCGGATCGTTTCCAGCTCTTTGATTGCGTCTTTGTATTCTTTAGTGAGCGCTTGGTGTTTTACCTTTTGCTGCTCCAGCGTTGCGGCATACTGGCCATAAGCCTGGCGCGCCTGGTCTAGGGTGTTCTTTTGCTTTTGTAGGAGGGATTGTAGCTCTTTTTGTGCGGATGTTACCGCATTGGTGGATTTATCGCTTTTTGCGTATTGGTCCGCCACGGTCTTGAGGGCTGCGCCATTTTCTTTCAGCGCCTCAGTGATTGCCGTTAGTGATCTACGATAGGCTTCTTCGCCTGTCAGCTTTACCTCGCCACCAAATCCGGGCATAGTTCCATCTCCTTATTAAAAATATTTATCTGATTCAAATGATTTCTGGCGTACTTTTGCGTACGTGGTATGTGAAGCCGTGAGTATCATTTCGGCGTCGAACGTGTCCTTGTAGTGCTGGTATAGCTTATTGAATGTGGTTAGGGTCATTCTTCCTACCTCTTTGAAGGACAGATTTAGTTTTGCTTTCCCGGTGAAGTAAAACCAGGAGAAGTCGATTCTAGGATCTTCTTCATCCGGGATTACTCGTTTTTTGGTTGCTCTCCTGCTGGCTTATTGCTCTCTGCGATTAGACTTAGGATTTTATCGGTTGAAGCATCGAGTCCTACCGCTGTTAATAAGCGGCCGGCCTGCTTATAAGTCAATGGCTGAAGTTTTTCCGCTTCAGGCGCAGTTTCGTTATGGATATCGATGCCTTCATTGATCATCTCTTGGACTCCGCCGATCAATGCGTCCAGGTCGGTTTCTCCGTTTTCCTTTAGCACCTTATTTCCCCAGTCTTCGAATGATCCGTACTTTTTCTGGATTTCTTGGAGCACGTTTATATTAAAAACGAGCGGATATTTAACTCCGCGGTATTCTAAGGTATCACTTATATCTTTCATCTCATTATTCCTTTCGTATACCGTTTATATTGAAAGCAGGCGGATTACTCCGCCATGCTTTATTAGGCTTTCGTGAAGCAGCCTTCGAGGTAGGTGATTGCTTCGGCTTTAGTGTCGAATTCCTTCCACTTGCGCCAGTTGCCGTCTACTGGGACAGCTACGACGCCTTCGAGTTCGTAGGTACCAAACTCGACGGATTCGCCGCGGGTGTTGTTTTCTTCACTTGGTTCGCTGAAGGCGACCTTTGCGAAGAATGTCGCGCGGTATTTGTACGCACCGTCGCGCATTAAGGTTGCGACACGGCCGAGACCGACATATGGTGCGACGTCGTTAGTATTGGATACGACCTCGCCTTCGGTGACGGTATGGCCGAGAAGTTCAGCGTAGGTATTTGGATCTTCGCGGTCAATACCCATGGTGCAGGTACCGCCAGTCACGCTGCTGTCATGCTCTGCGAGCGCATCGTCTGCGTAGAGAGATGCATCACTTTTAGTTGGTTCGAAGTTGAAGCTGATTGCCTTGCCTGGCTTCTTTGGCGTGGCGTAGGTGATTGTACCATTCGCCGCCTCGGTTGCGATGCCGTAGCGGAAATCAGTTAGACCGATTTTTGCCATCTTATGTACTCCTTTCGATAGCGAAGTTCATAACTTTTATGTAGTACTTGGTGTCCTCGTTGTACATGTCATCGAGGTCGCCTTCCGGGTTCCACATGAAGTTATTCTCTATTAATTTACTTTTTAATGCCTTCACGATATTCGTGTAGTTACCTTTTGAGTATACACCGAAGTCGACGTATTGAACAAAGGCCTGCACGCCGTCGTCTGCTCGTAGCACGCCTGCTTTGTCCGTTGCCGTATATACGACGTAGGCGTCATCGTGGCCATCGTAATATTGCCACTTTACAGGCACCTTTACGCCATCTACTTCAAAGTCTGCGAAGATCTGCTCTATGATCGTGTTGACATCTTCGCTGGTGTCGTTGTTAATCATCTAGTATTCCTCCGCTTAGTTCGCTTTGCTTCTTCAGCATAGCTTTTTCTATTTCGGCTTTGTGACTGAGCGCTTGTGGCATGAATGGTATGGACCTTTCTATACCACCTGGGTGGCGGTACACGGTACCACTGCTTCGTGCTGCTGTAATAATGGCCCACGGCACACCCTTATTGGTGTAGTCATACTTGCCTTTAATCATGACGCGTACGTTCGTGCCATCTTTCTTCTTTTTTGGCTTCTGGTAGCCATAGAACGCGACTTTGGTGTTGATTCCACCATCTGACGGTGTTTTATATACCTTCGTCTTTTTAAGGGCTTTTAGTGGGTTTGTGGCTTTTGAGCCGAATGCCCATTTTGCGCCTTTCTGGATATATCCCATCATCACATCTGCGCCGGCGTCAGTCATTCCGCCGAAGATTTTGTCGTAGTTGTCGTCGATGCCTTTGACTTGTCTTATGATCTCGTCCGGCATCGTCACTACCAACTTTGCCATTAGTGGGTCACTTCCTTTGCTTGTATTTCAAGCTCGACGCACGCTTCATCTACATTGTTTAAGTACTGGATCGTGTAAATCTTCCCACGGAAGTCGATTAGCATATCTCTATTAATTTCTACGGTTCGTGGATAGCGTATTGTGAAGTTCGTGTACGCTTTTTCGAAGTCTGTATCGTTCGCTATCAGTGTGTATCCGCGGGTGGTCTTTACTGCCGCATAGGGCTTCAGAACCTCTATTTTGGTTTCTTTTTGAAACCCTTGCGCGTCCGTTGTCTTCTCGACTTTGTAGATGGTTATGCGTTTGTCATATTTTCCTGCATTAATCGGTACCTGGCTCATTGGTTGTTTCCTCGCTTGATTCTTCATCCTCTGGGACTAGCAGGTTGATTGAATGTAGGTCCAGAATTGACGCTATGGCCTTATTAACGTTCGCCTTGCCGACATAGGCCGTCCTGTTATCATACATGTCTGCGCATAGTAGCAGCGCGGCATCCACGAATTCCGGGAAGGCATCTATGTCGGGTTGTCCGGTGTAACTTTTAATGAACGCCTTTGCCACGTTGATGTTGGTCTGGAGCTGGTCTTGGACCATCTGATCTACATCGTAAATGCGAAGATATTCGGCTAGATAGTCAGGCGTGATATCACTTACTTTGGTTAGTGCGCTCATCTTTCGTCATCCTTTATTTTTTAGTGTTCTTAGCTGGAGCTTCTGATTCTTGAGCAGGTTCTTCAGCTGGTTCTTCCTGCTTTGGCTCGTCTTTTGGTCCTTCGGCTGGCTTTTTTGCTTTCTCGGCTTTTACTTCGACCACGTGGCCTGCGCGGAGAAGGTCTTTAGCGATCTTCTCATCGACGATTTCGCGTTCTTGGTCGATATGCATCGAGATGATGCCGGCGAAGTTTCTAACGGCTTTTACTAACATAGGTTACCCTCCTAGGCAGTTGCCATCTTAAGCTGTGCGATCTTTTCGGTATCGGCGATCTTACAGTCAAACTCTAACCATGCACAGAGACCGAGGGCGTGTTGGGTAGCGTACTTTTCGCGAAGTACCTCGATTTGGCCACTCTCGACGAGTTTTGCTGCGAGGCCGGAGAAGTCGCCATAGAAGATTACCGTTTTACCGGCTGCGATCTTTTCCATGTTGTTAGATGTGTAGACCTCTTTGCCGAGTAGCATGTAGCCCCACTTAGCGGTTAGGTCACGGTTGAGCATGTAGTCGCCTTCTTTGTCTTTGAATTTGCGAATTACATTACGGGTAGCGCGGTGCATGATCCAGCGAGCGTTTGGCTGGTACTGATCTGGGACTAAGTCCTGGACGTCCATGAGTTCGTCTGGGGTGATGGCAGTTGCGGCCTCGGTTGTGACAGTCATATCTTCGCCAATCTTAGACAAGCCTTCGGCCTTGTCGGTTGTACCATACAAGAACTGCTTTTCGATGAATTTAGCAATCTTGCGAGCGATCTTAGCTTCGACGAAGCCGACGATATCGAAGTCGGTGTTGTTGATTAAGCTGCGAGAGATCTTCGCCAATACGCCAGCAAGGTAGCCCTTCAATTCGATAGAAGTGAGCTTTACGTTACCGCTTACGAGGTCGGTGAATTCTTCTGCCCAGTCGACCGTGAGAGTACCTTCATCGTTATCTACTGGAATGACGAAGTTACCTTTAATATTGAACTTGTCAGCCCACGCATAGATAGGACAGATGTCTTCTACCTTAGTGATGATGTGGTCCCAGACGGTTGTTGGGATCATTACGGCTGCATCGGTTTTGGTGGTTGGGGTATCCGTAGCGTTTACGAGGCGGCGAAGAGTGTTACCGAACTCTTTGCGTTCCTTTGCTTCACGGATCTTGTAGGCTTCCTTGTCCTCAACATCGCCACTTTGGGCTGGAGCTGCTGTTTCTGGAGCTTTCTTGATGTAGTTTGCCGCTACTTTGTCGGCGCGTTCGATAGTATCATCGATACCTTTGACTTCGCCTTCTAAGGCGTCGAATTGTGTTTTTTCCTCAGCGGTAAGACCGCGGGCTTCTTTTTTAGCCGTGTTGAGGATGCCCTGCATTTTTGCGACTTTGTCGTTGCGGGCTTCGATCATTGCTTTGTTTTCGCCATTCATGATCTATGGTCTCCTTTATAGTTGTAATAATTTTATTGTAGCATCAAATTGCGAATAATCGACATTTTCGGTTTTGTCAACCTCATTTTTTTCCACAGGTTCTTCTTGGGATTCTTCCTGCTTTTCCACAGGTTTTTCCACATCTTCTGCTTCATTCTTGATGTTCTTGAGCGCGTTCGGCAGGTGTTTGTACATCTTGAATAGGTTCTTTGAAGCGCATGCTGTGACGGCTTTTGCTTCGTCGAGGTGATTAATTTCGAAGAAGTTGCCCATATATAGGTCATCTTCCGGATTACCATTGAACCATGTTTCTTCGTCCACCAGGCTCTTGATGGTGCCTTCGTCCACGGTTGCTTTGCTCATGTAAGCTGGCACGATCGTGTTATCCTCGATAGAGTTTAATAGGTCAATATCCCGCTGCAGGTCATCTGCGTTCCCGTATGAGAATAAGAGCGGCTTGTGGATCATAAATATTGAGGTGTTATAGACGTTCACGTCGTCGGCTACCAATGCCAGGAACGAAGCTGCGCTGGCGGCGAGGCCGTCGATGTAGCTATGTACCCTTGCGCCAGTCTTCTGTTTAAACCTCTTAATCTGTGACATGATTGCCGAGGCCGCGAATACGCTGCCGCCTGGTGAGTTGATGTAGATATTGAAGTCAGTGATGCCTTGCTTCTCCAATTCCTCGAGGTCTGCTCTTAGCTCGTTTGGATCTACCTCGGTTGAGCTAATGTCCCCGGTCCAGAAATCTGGAACCTTCTCGTCGACGATTTCGCCATAGACGTAAAAGTCCGCACTGGTGCTAGTTACGTTCTTTACGTATTTCATTGCTTATCTCCTTCCTTCTTATCGTCTTCTTTTTTATCGTTTTCGCCATCCGTATCGGTGCTTTCTTCTTTACTGATCTCGCCATTCTCATTTGGCTGCTGCACTGTTGCATTTCCGCGTAGATCAGTAGTTACGGCCATGTTAGGCGTGTAGTATGAGTGTTCTTCGGTGTCATACAAGACATCGCCGAGGCTGAGTGCGATTATATCGAGGCCTGGTATCTGGTTCATACTCTCCCAGTCGCGGATTTCGTTTAGGGTCATGAATCCGGTCTTTTTGGCCATCTGGTATGCCTCGAAGCGCTCCTTGATGTTTGCCTTTACGATCTCCTTCACATCAAGCTCGAAGAACCATTCTTTTTTCTTCTCATTCTCTAATAGTAGCGAGCTGTTGAGTGCCGCTTCGAATGCCTTTACTACTGGATAGATGGCTTCCTTGTAGGTCTGGTTGAAGTCGCTCCTGATATGGAATACCTTTTCGATTTCCTCATTTAAGGTCTTGAGGGTCTGGTTTAGCTGTAGCTCCATGCTATTGCTGGTGGCTTCCTGGAAGTCTAGGCCCTTATTTAATATCACGACGTTATCGGAGTTTTCGCCACTATATAGGCGCATGAATGCGTCTTTTACCTTACGAAGTGCATCGTCGCTTACCTTTGATTCTGTCTTCAAGAACCCGCGCTTGCCGCCGCCTGTTTTTACTTGACGGAGCTGGAACAGCATCGTTGCATATGCTGTCTGGAGCGCCTTTTCGACCTCTCTTACTAGGCCCTTACCGGTTGCGCCGTCCTTCGTGGCGCGGAGTAGGCGTACAAGCTCCCAGTTGCGAAGGTAGTAGTCGCCGACCTGGTATCGTACGTATTTATAAATCGGATCAATGCCCTTGTATGGCACGACGTAGATTGGCTCGATGTAAAATAGACCAGTTACCTCGTTGAGCCTGCGTTGCACGTATGCGTAGCCACCTTTATCGAGTAAGTAGTCCACGACCATTGCGTATTTCATCTGGTTCGCCGTCAAGGTGTCGCCGGTGTCGCCATTTAATATGCGGACGCGACTATCTTTCTCCACGATCTCAGTTCGGCCAGATTTGCGCCTACATAGCTTTACTGGCATGCTAGCTACGGAGCTAGCTATGAAGTCTACCGCGCTACTCACGGCTGGCACCATTAATGCCTTATCGCGGTCTATTGCTTCGTTATTGATTAGAGCACTGAGTAGCGGATCGTCTAGCTCTGGCTCTAGCTTTTCGGTCGATTCTGGCGGATTTCCGTCATTTTCAACCTTTTTTCTGAATATTTTATCGAATATCGCCATTTTTTCGTTCCTCTTTGCCTTTATTATACATCATCAAATAACTTGCACCACGAAGTCCATCTGGCCTAGTAGCACGTCTTGCTGCGCTAGGTATAGCGCGTTGATGAGGCTTACCACCATATCGACTTTGCCGCTGGATTTCTTTTTATGCACGTAGGCGTTCTTATTGGTGTCGTATGTGCATTTAGCGTTCTGGAAGTTGATCTCGAGCAGAGTGTTCGGCTCGTATGCGAATTCCCTTGATAATATTTTCTCTTTTAGTAGCTTTGTCGGTGGGTGAAGTACGCTTGAATGTTGGCGCACCTCGACCATATTAAGTCCGGCAGCTGCCAGCTTCTGCGCGCTCGATACGGCGTTCCAGCGGTCGTACGCCACGGCTTGCACCTCAACCCCGAAGCGTTCTTCTATGCTTAGAATAAAGTCCTCGACGAATTTGTAGTCGATTACCCGGTCGCCGCAGGCCATGACACGGCTATGCTTGCTATTAATGAGTTCCTGGTAGTTCACTTTCTCGTACACGGATTTCTCTGTTATACGGCCTTCTGGGATGAATGCGAAGCTATCCGCCAGGATTGTGTTATCGTCATCAACCGCTACCATTGACACGCTTGTATTATCGTTCGTTTCTGATAAGTCGAGGCCAAGGTATACCACACGACCCTTCCAGTCGATTTTTGCGGTGCGACAGGCCTTGACGTCGTTGATGTCGATGTATGTTTCGGTTCCGACCCCTTGGTACACTATGTTACAGTGCTTCGTCACGAAGTTTTCGCGTGCGCTCTCCATTGCGATGGCCTTTGCGCGTTTATCTTTTAGGTCCTGCCAAATCTCCGGGATTTCCAATGCCACCGGGTTTGCCTGCTTCAGGATTAAGTCATCGGTTTGCCAGTCCTTCGTATTATCTGGTTCGTATAGTAGGCTGAAGATTGCTTCGTCTTTTTGTAGTTTATCTAGTACCTTCTTGGCGTACGCCACCTCGTCTTCGAACGGGTTATCTGCGGTTGGGTACTTGGTGCTAATAATGAAGCCCAGCTTGTTTAAGATATTAAGCTGGCCGGATTGCATGGCGTCGATGGCGTAGCGGTTCGGAAGGGCGCCGACCTCATCGGCGATGAAAGCATTCGGCAGACGTCCATCCATACGGCTTGTGCTGAACGATAGTGGCGTCAGTTTCGATTGTTTCGGTTTAAATAAGATGTAATCGCGCAGGATCTTGAAGCGTTTGGATTCCTTGTATTCGTATAGGAGTGGGCTGGACTTGATTGTTTCCTCGAGCGCTTGTTTTACCTCTTTACTCAGCGCTCCGTCCGGTGCCACGCTGAAGAATTGCGAGTATTCCGGCTCTGTCAGAAATAGCAAGATGAAAATGGTGGCCACGGTGTAGGTCTTGAAGTTTTTACGGCATATCTCTAGCAGCCCCGTCTCATAGCGTCGCTTGCTGGGGTTGTCTCTGTAAACCGTACAAAGTATGGCCGTATAGAAAAGCCATTGATACCCGGTCGTACATTGATATAGGCTCATGCCGGCCTTGAGGCCTTTTGGCATTACCAGTATCTTGAGAATGCTCTCGAGCTGGTGGAGCTTCTTGGTGCTTACCTTGTATTTCTTATTTTTGCCTTCCGCTATGCGCATCCACTCGCGCATCTGCTTTTTGACGTACTTTGGCGTGGTCTTGCGTCGAACCGACTTTTTGCAGAACTCGTAGGCTTTACTCGTCGTTGCCGTCGTCGTCATCGTCGTCACCGCCATTGATTATCTTTAGGAGCGGATCTTCGATTTCGTCCTTGTCGTCGCCGACATTGAACGTGCGGATGATCTTGATAAGCGTCGAGACTGTTCTGTTGGCTGCTTCGGCCGTCTTATTGTATTCGCCGATGGCTGGGTTCACGTATAGGTTTTCCCGGCCCTTCACGTATACCTTCTTGATCGTGGTGCCATATTCATTTATTGCCTTTTCTAGGGCGCTTAGGTTATTAAGCTGTACCTGGTAACGCCTGAAGGTGGTCTTGAAGAAGAAGTTTGACTGGACGCCTGCCGCTTCCGCGATTTCGAGGATCTTCTCAGCTTGTTCGTTTAATGTTGCCATGGCTATGCATCCTTTCTAAAATAGACCCCATTCTGCTAGTTTTTCAAATCCGCCGCAGCTCTCAACGTACGAGCGAGCCATGTCCACCACGCGCTCGTATTCCATGAGCATGTATCCTTTATCTTGAATGCGGAAGGTGATTTCTTTATCTCCGATTGCGCAGAGCGCCTCAACCTCGCCACCACCTCGTTGCGCTAGTACGTGGCATGCGATATTAACCGCCACGTCCGCCTTGCTGAGGTCCTTGCCATGTAAGCCGCCGCCAGTTACCGCGCGGCCCATATCTGAGCCGAGTTTGCGGTTGGTTGCGCCGGTATCCACATCTGTTCCGCCAGTCCATTCCCCGAGTGGGTTCACGATGACTTCTGCATCTTTGATGTCTCTTACTTCTAGTTTGTCTACGATTCGTTCTTCTAGGTGTTCCGAGCTAGCGCAGCTCTGGCAGGCTATGAACTTGTTTATTTCTTCGTCGAAGATGTATTTGCCATCGGTTGGGTATTCGAGATATAACTCGCGCACGATCTGGCTGAGTGTTGTTTCTTCATCACTTACCGGCACACCCTTGAAGATGCCGTTGTCGCCGCATCGAATTTCTTTGCTCTGGTTCTCAGCTAGATGTTCGTCCTGCGGCACGACATTTGCGCTGAGTTCGATCCCTGGACCTGCGATTCGGTCTACGATTTCGTGTAATTCGCGGAAGTCGAAGTTGGCGCTTGATTCAATTATTAGGTGGCATTGTCCATGGCCAATTAAAACCTCGACGGCGATCTTCGGGTTTTCTTGCTTCGTATATGCCAGGTCCACGATTGCGCCGGCGATGCGGTCTGCTACTTTATCTGGGTGGCTTGGGTTTACTTTCTCGATCATACTAACTCCTACTTTTCGTTGATTTCTTCTAGCAAGGTGCAGATTCTCTGTTGAGTATCTTGCATTTCCTCTAGGGTTCTTTGCATGCTCTGTACAGTATCTTGTAGATTTTGTACGGCTTCTTGAAGTTCTTCCATGCTATCCCTCTACTTTCTCGGCTTTCTGGCCGGTTAGACTTTCCCATCGTTCGATTATTACGTCGACGTAGTGTGGGTCTAGTTCCATTACGTAGGCATTGCGGTCCAATTCCTCGCATGCTACGATCGTCGTTCCGCTGCCGCCGAATAGGTCCAGCACGTTTTCGCCTTTCTTCGTACTGTTCTGTACCAAGCGTCCGAATAGAGCGATTGGCTTCATGGTCGGATGGAGCTCGCTGTTTTGCGGCTTATTTTCGCGCAGAACGGTCGTTTCGCCTGCTTCGCGTATAATTTTCTTAATTAGCCTGATTGCGTCCTCACGGCTCATATTTTCGAGGTCTAGCGGCTTTTCTTCTAGGGCAGTGGTCTGCGTACGGTCATCTACGAAGAAATGCCCGGCGCCGTCCTTCCATCCATACAAGCATGGCTCGTGGATCCACTGGTAATCCTGGCGGCCTAGGACGAGGGTGTTCTTTACCCAGATTAAGCACTGGCGCACCTGCCAGTTTGCGTGGCGGCAGGCGAGGCGGAAGTTGTACCCTTCGCTATCTGCATGCCAGATGTAAAATGCCGCGCCTGGCTTCATTACGGAGTCGGCTGCCTTGAATACGTTAGTCAGGAATTCCTGGAACTCCGCATCTTCCATGTTATCGTTCAGAATTGTGCGGTCATCCATGCCGGCCGTATATACGGCACCTTCGGCTGCTTTCTCTTTGTATTTCTTGCCGCGCGCTCCGTAGTTCACATTGTATGGTGGGTCCGTAAGTAATAGGTCGACTTGCTGGTCTCCCATCAGTTTTGCGACGTCTGTTGCGCTGGTGCTGTCGCCACACATGAGGCGGTGGTTTCCTAGCTTATAAATGTCGCCGAGTTTCGCTTTCGGTTCCGGGAATGTATCTTCGTCTGGATCGTAGTCATCTTCCTCTAGTTCGACTGGCGTTTCATCTATATCTACGAAGCCGTAGTCTGCCATGTCCATGTCGACCAGCTCTTGCAGCTCTGCGTTGAGCTTATCCATATCGAAGCCGGTGTTCATGGTCAGTTTATTGTGGGCTAGGGTGTATGCCTTGCGTTGTTCCTCGTTTAAGTGGTCGAGCCGGATTACTGGCACCTCTTTGATGCCGAGCTTCTGACATGCGAGCAGACGGCCGTGGCCTTCGACTATTATGTTGTCTTTACCGACGATGCCGATTGGGTCGTTCATGCCGAAGTCGCGTATGCTTGCGCAGATCTGTTCTATCTGCTCCGGCGTGTGGATCTTAGCGTTATTTTCATATGGCGTGAGGTCTTCAGTGGCCATATATTCGAGTTCGAGCTTTATATCTTTCATTTCATTGTCCTCGTTTTGTCTAATTGTTAACCCTTCCTAGCGTTTTTTAGCTTTTTGAAACGTTTTAGGGAGTTTATTGCGCTTTTTCTTTTATTTTAGCCCATTTTTCCAAAAAACTATACAAAACTAATAATTTTGTGTGTGAGAG